AGGGACTTGCTGCTCAGATGTTTCCACTTCATCTCCTCCTCCTTATCCACCCGGCGGCCAGTAAACCCGATGATGCGATCCTCGTTCATCTGATCAAAGATAGGGAACACGTAGCGTCCCTTCATCTGACCCTTGGTGGCAAGCCCGCCGCGAAACTGCTTAAGCGTTTCCTCGGATATGCCACGCCCAATCCAGTATGAATGGTCCTGTACAAGATCGGCCAACACGTCAACCGGCCACGTTTTGGGCAACTCAATCTGTCGAGGTGGCGGGGCTTCAACCTCGACATATCCACTACCTCCAACCCCGGCAATGGCAAAGATGGCCTTGTTGTGCTCGTGATCGCCGGGGTAGACCGCGCAGCTATACTTGCCGTCCCGCCATATCTTGAGGTGGTTGTGAGACGAATCCATTCCCATGCGGCCACAGCAGGGGCACCCGGCGACCCAGCCGTCAGCGCACGGCTTCACGTTGATGAGTCTGCTAAGATCTAAGCTCATATCACATGCTGTCCCGCCGGGACGGGCTGAGGATGCTGCACATTCTGGATGACATTGGCACGCTCCACCGCTTCCTTGAACGTGCCATACTCGGTTACCTTGAAATTGTGGAAAGAGAAAAGGAGGAAGTTGTCGAGGTACCTATCCTTGCCGAGCTTATCCTTGAACTTCACCATACAGTCCAAACCTGTTTCATTGGGACCAAGCTGACGTGGGGCAAGCACGGTGAGGCTGTGCGTGGCCTGATTAGGATCGAGTAGATTGAGCCAGACCTTCTGGTCCAACGTCAGCTTCTCCAGCAGGTAGATGTTGGTGGCAAACTGGGCAATCATGTCAGAGCCCGCTATCACATTGGTGTTCTGCATCTTGCCGCCGGTCTTGCTGTCCTCGTTCTCGCGGTTGGCTTGGCAGAACACGATGATCGGAAGATTCAGTTCGATGCTGAGATTCTTGAACGCGTCAATCTTCTTGCCTATGTTGAGCGAGAGGGACTTGTCTGAATCGAAATCCGAAGCCGAGTTGAGCTTCAGGTAGTCAACCATGATCGCCCCCTTGCGACCATCTCGCATGTGCTTGTAAGCCCAGCGTCGGGCAATGGCCTGTTGGTCTTCAAGGGACTTGCCGCCGACAAAGACATGATCCACGCATGCGTACAGCGGCTTGATGAATTCCATGGCCGCCTCCACCTTCTTCACCATCTCGGGGTGGCGCTTGTAGGTCTTTTGCAGGATGTAATGTTCCCTGATGCCGGTGAACGATGCCACTGCCCTCGCCATGGCCCGCTCCAGACTCATCTCCGTATCTAGAATCAGCGCACGAAACCCCTTGTCCTTTGCCAAGCCGTCGGCAATCTGCTGCAACATGGACAGGCCGAATGTGCTCTTGCCCACCTTCATGCGGGCGACTATCACGTAGACATTCTGCGGGTCCAGATAGCCGTACATGTCGTTGTAGATCGGAAACGGCGTCTTGAGACTGCGGGCGCTGTAAGAGTTCTCCTGTGCCAAGAACCCCTCGATGGACGCATACAGGTCCTTCGGCTCATCGTCCACGCCGCCCAACAGGTTAACCTTATTATGGAAGGTTCCCATCACGTCGGCAACCAGCTCGGTGGCGGGTGTTCCATCATCTCCTTTGGTGCGCTCCACAATCTCACGGCCTATCAGGTGAAGCTCCCGACGCACCGTCCACCGCTTGAGCTGCGACGCTATGTCAATCGCTGCGCGGTCATTGACTCCGTTGAGATCGACAAGGGAGTTGATGTACTGGGCTGGCTCCAACGCGCCGCCGATCTTGATGTTGAGGGATTCCAGCGTGGCAATCAGGGTGAATCGATTCACCGTTCCGTTGTTGGCCAAGCATTGCTTGATGGCGCGAAACACGGGACGGTTGGTGTCGGGGCCAAAGTCGAACTCGTTTATCTGCGGGCATTCCGCAAGGATCGCCCCCTCACTCCTGATTACTGCGGAAAGGAACTGCTTTTCATGATCGAGGGAATAGAGTAGCGACATGCTGTAAAGACAATGCTGTAAGGCTTGATTGGAAAGTCAAGCCAAAAGGGGGTTAGACTCCTGTAGAACCAAAGCCGCCCTCCTTGCGGGTGGTATCTTCCAAGCTGTCCACCAGTTGGAACTCAACGTTGATTATGTGTCTAGGAACAATCTGCACCATGCGACATGGTAGCTCAAGATCGGGAGCTGTTTGATCTATCTTGCGCAGAGGAACGATTACCTCTCCCACATAGGTCCGATCTATGATTCCCACCGAGTTGGCAAGCATATATCCGGTCTTAGATATGGAACTGCGCGGTACCATGTCGAAGTAGTATCCATATGCTGGGGTGACCTTAATACCAGTACTGTAGAAGGTGACATCCCCCACCCTCTTATGAACCCCCAGTATGGTAATATCATAGCCCGAATCACTGGCCCGCGCCTTAGAAGGAGGACACGCATCAGGTCTTGTCTTGGCCCATTTGAACTGCTTGTTCCATCCTCTTGCCCATTCACCCTTTAATACCGCCGGAGTCCATGTGGACCATATGGCATATAGATCGGCCTTTCTTGATAGATACACCTTGGCATTCTTGTATAGCTTCTCCAAGAAGTCTAAGGCATTGTTGCCACTCCAATATATTCTATAATCGTCGATGGTACACGGGATACCACAGAAGTCTTTTACCCCCTGTTTGATGAACGGCGAGTAAGACGTGATATCAGCATAGGGACTACGCTTATCATAGGAAGGGGATGATATACTGCCATCTCCGTCGAAGTAACCACGTATAAAGGCCCACTGAAGATCGTCAGAAGACAGCTTGGGCATCTTGACTATAGCATATTTCTTGAGAGACTTGGCCGATGTATCCACTCCAAGCAGTCTACCCGCGTCATCGGTCAGCTCCTTCGAACAGAGTCGTATGCCGACCATATCCTTCCCAGATCGGAATATAGGCACATCGAAATTGAGGGCCTGCTTGATCCTGTATAGTACATCTACATCCTTTTTGTGGATGATGATCGCTATAGAACCAGTTCTGTGAAAAGAACCATCGCTGGCGATCCAGCCAAGCAAATATGCCTTGGCTTCACTATCAATAATCTTGAACATACCATCATCCGTATTGTACTTGGCACCCGACCCTTTCCTGCCACGCCCCTTTAGTGCGCGAGAGCAGTGAAAGCAGATGTATCTCCCATTGTTACGCTTGCGATTGGCCACTGCATCCCTGTGTCGCAACATCTTGTTTAATACGCACTTGGGCGATAGCTTAAAGTCGCATTCGCATGTAACGAGTTGATGAGAGTTATCTGATAGGTTTGTCATAGCGCCTTTGGTACGTATGTATTACACCATCTTTTGCCGTAGTTATACAAGAATCGTCAAGAGTCTTACGCCCCACCCTTCTTCGCTATCTTGTAAGTCTTGAATGCCGCTTCGTTGATGCTGGTGTAGCCGCCGCACTCCTGACATTGCATCTGGTGCTGCACGGTGCCCGCCGCCGTCACCTTGGTCTTGGATTTTGTCACGTGATCGGAGCCGCAATGAGCGCATGTCCACTTGCTGCGACCCTGCACGACGCCCGCATGAGTCTTGGGCTTTACAAACTCGCGCAGCTTGTTCCAGACCTTCTCCAGCAGGACCACATCCTTGCCACAATAGTGACACATCTTGGCCATGGCCTCGGGGCAGTGGTGTTCAACGATCTCCTTCCAGAGTCCATAGGTCGTGTGGACCTTCCCGCCAAACCCAAGATACTTGGCGATATAGTCCAGCTTGTTTGACTGGAAGTAGAAGTAGCGCTTTGCCCACTGGCAGGTGTCCACCGTCTTGTAGTCTGGCATGGGACGGAGACCATGGAAAATGCAACGAGTGCGGAACCATGGCATGTCGAAGCCGTCGCCATTGTGAGCGACCAGCTCGTCTGCCTCGTTGGCCACCTTCAGGAACTCGGTCAACATCTGCTTGTCGTCCTGATTCTCGTCCCAGCGAAGGACAGTGACCTTGTCGTCGCCCTCCCACTTGTAGCCTATACAGATGATCTTTCTCTCCTTGATGATGCTCTCGTGGCCGATGTTAAGCTTGAAGCCGACACCCCACGAGTAGACCACGGTCATGGAGGTCTCAATGTCCCAGAAAAGGCGCTTCAATCGGACAACCGGAGGCGTTGATGGCCGGGCATAGGAAAACACTCCACCGCCCTTGCGGACCTCTGATATCACCATATCTTTCACGGCCTGATTGAAAGCGGGGACCGACTGCACGATCCTAGCCGCCCAATCGTACATCTGGGTCTTGCCGACTCCAAGCGTTTCTCCGAGCCAGAACCGGGCCTTCTGCTTGTCCTCCCCATACATCTTGATGAACCGTTCGATCACTCTATCCGTTAGTTTGGGGTGTGTTAGTTGTGTCATGTTAGAGTGAATTTACACGGAAAGCCGGGCCGTTTATGGCCGGGCCAGAAAATATTTCGGACGGGACCGGAACAGACTAGAGATCAATGTCATACTTAGATTTGAACCATGCCGGGGACAACGCGTCGAGATCGTTGTCAAACACCTCTACAAGCTTGATTCTATTCTGTTCCAGCCACTTGGCTTTGTTATTGTCCCGGTCCATGGCGGCCCCGAACTTGAACCGATTTTCATGGAAGAAGGCGTTGAAGGAGTGTGTGGCGGAAGGAGAAACCTCGATTGCAATGCGCCGGGTGAAGTTGATGAAGTCCACCCTCATAAGAGTGGACGGGATGCGGAATTCCATGCATACGACATGTCCTCTCCAATAGGGACGGAGGAATTCCGCCACCTTGGTCTGCGGCTTTGACACGTTGCGTATGTTGTCCCAATCAATCAGATACCTTGCTATGTTAACGTTGACCTCAACGCGGGAGTTGAGCTTCTTGAACTTCACTTGCCGGTAATCAGCTTGAGGAATTTCTCATAGAGAAACGCCGTGATCTTAGGATTGTTCTCAAGCAGCTTGTAGATGTTGTCCCGCCCCCTGATCTTTTCGGGAAGCTCTTCACCCGTCGCCTCCTTGACCTCTGTTACGAGAGCGGGGGCAATGGTGTACATGGCACCCTTTTCGCTGTCCCTCGTGACCAGCTCCCATTGAATGAGCAGATCGGCAATCTCTCGTTCCACCCAAACCGAGGTGGCGTTGATGCGTCCGTACTTGATGGGATATCGTATCACGGTGGTGTACTTCTCGTTATTGGACTTGACGATGCGAATCTTGCAGTAGTGCCCCACGGGCTTGCTGTTGTCATCGTCCGCATTCTCACGAATGACGTCGTCCTTCCAGCGCGGCATGAATTCCAATACCCAGTCGCCCGCGTGTTCAACGGCGTGCCCACCGGATGAGTTGCCCTGACGCGGGGCCGTAGGAGCGCCCCCGCCTCCACCTGTAGTCACCTTGATGAAGTCTCGCACCTGTGAGATGAACCACATGATATGTCCGCGCTTGGCAAGGGCCACACCGGTCTTCTTGAAGAACACCGAGGTGATCACCGCACCACCGGCAACCTGCGCAGCATCTTCATAGGTCTTTGCCAAATCCGCACGTTTACCCATGGTATCCATGCTGTCGATCATGAAGAAATAACGGACCTTTAGAGGATTGTTGCGAATGAGATCACCAAAGAAGCTGAACACAAACTCAAACACGTTCGACTCCAGCAGAAGACATGTGCCATCCTTCCATTCCTTGGGATCGGTGGTAAATACAACTCCAGAACGGGCAATCACCTCCGGCGAAAGGCGGCCCTCGCTCTTCACATACACGCCCCGGCGCAGCTTGCCCTGATTGACCTTCAGGAAGTGATACATGAAGTCAAGCGTACAGGAGGTCTTGCCGCCGGTTGTAACGCCCACGGCACGATGGGCACCCGGTTCTAGCCCCCCGTCCATGGCGGCACTCAGAAGCAGACTGGATGCCCGCGTTCTGTCGGTAATGGTGTCTTCGAAGTTGAAGTGATCTTCCTTGTGCGCGTTCAAGTGCGACAGGGCCTGATCTGACGGAGTGATGACTTTCTCTTCTTCCTTAGCTGATTGCTTTGCCATAGATTAGGTGTTGTATTGATCGGTCAATGCTGATCCCAGCTCGACCCGCTCCATATCCACCATGGGGGACTTGGTTGGTTTGTCAAGCTGATTCTGAGACGAGGTGAGTTTATAGTACCGCCACGCCGTCTCAAGCTCGTCAGCGCCGCGTGGGGTTTTGAAGAAGGCGAGTGAGTGCATGGTATAACCGGGATTGAGTCCCGTCCAGAAGGCTTCATCAGGATACTTGGCCAGAAGATGGTTCAGGTTCTTGACCTCGCGCCCCCACATCACACCCTTGTTTGGGCCAGTCAGTATCTCCTCTTTGACCAGACGCTTGATCACATCCAGCTTAGTGCGATGCGGCATGCTCATAGTCGTATCTCATCCGCCAACCCGTATTCCAGAGCCTCCTTGGCGGTCAGGAAGGTGTCAGACGGCCCCAGCAACATCTTCTCCACCTGCTCCCGGGTAAGCTTCGAGCGGGCCGTGTACATGTCGATGGACTTCTCCTTGAGCCAATCCTCCTCCTTGCGGCCCGCAATCAGCTCGTGCTGCTTGCCGTACTTGCCAGCCGACCATTGATGTGCAACGATGTAGGTGTTGTTGGTCAGGATACGCTTGGAACCATAAATGAAGATGCCCAGCCCGGCGCTAGCGATATAGCCCAGCCCTATCGTATCGACGGGGATCTTGGAGCCCACCATCGCGTCGATCAGGGCAAACGACGCATACACCTCGCCGCCATATGACGAGATGATAAGGCTCAACCGCTCATGCCGGGCTTTGAGATTTTCCTCCAATATCCACTCGATTACCGACTGACAGGAACTGCCGGTGATGTCGGAACAAAAGTACTTGATACCTGCGTCAGACAGGCTCTTGCCGGACTTGGCAGAGGACTTGTCCTCATTCTTCTCGTCGGGGGAATCAGGTTCGTCGGCCATAAGATGTCAGAGTTTGTAAGTTGCAAGATCATGCTGTACCATGCGGTGGACAAGGTCGGGGAAAGTCACCTTGGGAGCCCAGCCCAGTTCCTGCCGGGCCTTGGTGGAATCGCCCCAGAGAAGCTCGACGTCGGCGGGACGGTAGAACTTGGGATTGATGCGCAATACTGTCTTTGGGATATAGGTGTGATGACTACCGGGGAACGGATCGTAAATAGAGCGCGTTTCAGGATCGTCCAACTGGATCATATCCATAACATAGGCTTCCTCATCAGTGCCTTTCTGTGTGCTCCAGAATAGTGTAAGTCCTGCTTCTGCAAACGCCAATTCCACAAACTCCCTTACCGAATGCGTCTCGCCTGATGCAAGCACATACTCCTGTGGCGATCCCTTCTGATTCAGCATGCGCCATACTCCATCCATGAAGTCCTCAGCGTGTGACCAATCACGTTTTGCATCGATGTTGCCAAGCTCAATCGGTTCGAACGGTTTGCCCTCCTTGATTGCCTGTGCTATCCGAGCAACTCCCAGACTGATCTTGCGGGACACGAAGTACGATTGCCTACGTTCTGATTCGTGATTGAATAGAATCGCATGGACAATATACATACCATATGACTCCCGATACACCTTACATATCAACTGAGCTGTACACTTGGATACACCGTAGATTGAACGCGGAGATAGGGGATGTTTCTCGTCCTGTGGATTGTACTTGACATTCCCAAACTGCTCTGATGAACCAGCGCTATATACATGACAATGAGGCACATACTCACGAATAGCCTCAAGGATGTGAATAAGGCTCACTGCGTTAGTTTGCATATGAGCTACGGGATTGGCCCAAGAATCCGCGACAAAAGTCTGGGCGGCAAAGTTGATGAAGTAGTCTGGCCGTTCTTCGCGAATCAAACGTCTCACTGCTTCGTGGTCGGTTAGATCCGCATCGGCCATCTTGACTCTAGGATGATTAAGAACCCCTTCGAGATTCGATAGGATCGCTTGACTGGTACGACGCAATACAATGATCACGTAGTGATCCGTATTCTTGAGAAGGTATTCGGTCATGTAACTGCCGTCTTGTCCAGAGGCACCGGTTACAATC